AAGGTGACGGTAACGGTGAATGTAACGGAAGATACACCATCTACACCCTAAAGTAAGGGGGACAATACGACTTGTGTGTAAATTGGGTACGTTCTGAATGTTGATGAACTGCCGATGTATAAGGAGATTGAGACGCATTGGATGATATAGGGGAAAACAAAACGATTCGTGAATTGAGACTAATTCAAGGCTAATTCAAACGGAAGATATAAGCTATTTAAACAGCTAAAATAATATTGGGGATAAGATGAGGGCTGAATTGATGCTTTTTGAGGCGCAATTCAGCCCTTTTTCTGTGTGAGGTTGGATTACTCCTGGGTACTGCGGATGAGGTGGGATTGCTTGATAATGGCTCTACGGGTTATCTTGACGCCACCATCGTATAAACCGGCGTGGAGTAAGGAGCTTTGTTTGATGCCTATTTGAGCCTCATTTAAGACCGTATAGATGGCGCTGATGCTGCCGAAATAATAGTCCTTTTTTTCAAAAATCAAATGTACATGGATTACTTTGGTCATATTGTTATTATTTAGAAGTTTCTTTTGCAAAAATATTCCAAATAATAATTATATAGAAGTATTTACCTGAAAAATATATAGTGTTTAGAGCGTTTAAAAGATATATCTGTTTGGGTGATCTGAATTTAGTAAATAGAGAAATTTGCATCAGTGATCTGTTGGATAGCGAAGTGTTAAATAGTGAGTTGGGGATACTGTTGGAGATACTGAGCTGGGGATACTTTTATGTCCAAATCGTTTACTTGTATAAAAGTTGGGGATACTTTTTACCCCCTAAAAAATGTCGATTTTGGGTATGATGTTTCCTTTTGGATGGTGTTTTTGGGTGTTTTAATGAGTATTTATAGGGGGATAGTATAGTCGTTTTTAGAAGTCTTGAAATTGCAAAGGTGGTATAAGTAGCTGATTAGTAGTGGATATTAGTGAAAGAAATAGTATTTTAGCGTCATAAACGTGCGCGCGGCGCTAAATATCGCAGGATGGAGCAGTAGGTAGCTCACATGGTTCATACCCATGAGGTCACAAGTTCGAGTCTTGTTCCTGCTACAAAATTTGTTTGAATGCGACGAACGTTCCCGCTGATCAGTGCTCCGCCTGAGGGATTGAAACGTACGGAGATTTAAGGTAATTGATTGTTGGATGGATAACGCTCCCGGCAAAATCACCGGGAGCGTTTTGGATTCAAAGTGGATATTCTTTTAGGAAAGTATATGCAAGCATTAGGAATAAAGCAGATATCAAAGATATGGAAGAAAGCCGTTCACAGATTACGGTTCTTCTTTTCTTGTTTACAAAGACTGGATTCAACTTGCGATCTTCTTGACATGCATCTCGTGCTTCCTGAACAAATTTCTGACGACCACGTTCTGGAAGCATTGAATGATCAAATACGACTATACTCGTTGATATCACGCCAGTTGTCAATAGAATGGTCGAAAGAAAAAATGCCAGACGGATGTATAGGGATTCTGAATTTCCTGCGTGGAGGGAAATTAGAATTCCGTCGATACTTGAAGATACAAGTAGAATATGTTGCCAAAACGACAATATCTTTTCAGCAGCCTTAGTAGTCAATTCTTCTCCTAATTTAAATTGCTTTTCATAATAATCTGTAGGAATATGTGCCATTGCCTTTTCTTTTTGATTGGTTATTAATTGTCGTTTGCTATGTGCTATTTATAAGTTTGATGAGTAATACGATTACATTTTCCCAGTCGATGACCTCTTTGAGGTGATGGGCTGTCTTATGGGTGAGAAGCCTTCGCCATAGTCGCCAGATGATTCTGAGGTAAAATCCTCGACAGCTCCGGGCATGGTCAAGAAGGGATAGTCCCTCTTTCTCTTATTATTGTAAATCAAATCCTAACAGACTGTCGATGAATTCTATATATCCTTTCATTATGTCATCTTTCTTTTTTAACTAATTCAATTTCATTTCTTTCAAAAAATCCTATAGGTGCTATTCCTTCTGGAGTTTTACATTGGAATCTGCCATCCTCTGTTATATCTACAACTATTAATTGGCGTTTACTTTTTAATTCTATTACTAAATCTTCTATTTGTATATCAGTTTTCGTGGTAGTTTTTTGTTGCTTTTGACTTACTTTCTCTTCATAACTATATTTTTTTATAAGTTCTTTTATCTCGAAGATATTATTGGTCATCCCCCATATCTTGAAGAATAAAACAATCTGAAGAATACCAAATATTACAATAATAACTGATACTAAAATGTCAATTCCTTCCATAATATTATAATTTAAAGGGTTATTAGTTGTCGTTTGAAGATTCCTTTCTTATGGGGCAGTGGCAGATGTTGCATTGTCGGCATTGGGCGGCGAAGAATGTTTCTTTGTAGAAGCAGGCTTCGCATGACTTAAACCCTCAGGGTGCTCTATGGAGGCTTCTGGGTATTTGGCTTTGAGGGCAGCAAGTTCTTCGGACTTTTGACGGAGATCAGACTGGAGTTGGTTAATTTGTTCCTTCAGCTCTTTTTTCTCTTCTTTCCAATCTGATTTCTCATCCTGATACATCTTATACATATAGGACGTTTCTTCTTGTTTTGTACGATTATTTATTGTATCTTTATCACTGGAAACAAGCGTGTTATCCATGTTTTTATCATTTGATACATTTTGTTTTAGCATTGAACCATTTCCAGTGAGAAGCCAAGTTATATCTAAATCCGGGTATGCTACTAAAATCTTAGCAATTATCGGGTCGGAAATAGTGGCTTTCATTTTATCTGCATCTAAAAGTCCTCTTTTTATGCCCATGTAAGCGTAAAATTCACTCCTACCAATACCTTTATATTCAAGGTATTGCAATAATCTCTCCTTTGTTGTCACTAAAATCATCGCAATAAATTTTGTATTTCGCTAAAATCTTAGTAGATTTGCAGCGGCTACCGAAATAGGTAACGCCACAAATGTACGAAACTAAATTGAAATATCAATATGAAGACAATTGTAATCAAAGAGTATGAATTGCCATTGAAGCCGCCGGTTGGCTTCAAAAAGGCTGTGGCAGAGGCTGCCGGAGTGAGTGAAAAAACCGTGTATAATGCTATCGTTCGTGGATTGAGAGGACCGCAAAGTGACAAGGTGGTACAGACGTATAAAGAATTGTATGGTAAACCGGTTGTAACGGAAGTAATAGACAAATAATCCTTTAATAAATAATATTATGAAAGAATTTAAATTAATACCTCAATCCCCTATGACGATTGCCGGACCAAACTTAGCGGAACTGGAAGCTGAAGCTGAGAAATATATAAATAGCTTGCGTAAGGCTGGTAAAAATGTAGCTTATACCATCATGTACGCCGTCATGATTATTCCAGTAGAGGTAGATGCTGCAGAAGTTAAGGTCGGAGGGAAGCGTAAGGCGGTGATAGCGAATGATACAGTAACTTTATAAGTAGTAGAGATATGATAAGAATTACATTTAAGACCAGTTCGGATGCAGATGGTTATATAACCAGTTCAACAATAGAATGCCGCGTGTTCGGCATCCTATTGTATAAGAAGAGCTGTTTCTATCCACCTAAAGGATGGAGTGGAGAGTACTTTACACGTTGAGTGTCCTCATAATCTTATCTACTTCATCATTGAACTCTTTTACGAGCAGGTTATCGGCGTGGAATATAGTTTTCCCCTTTACCTTGTCTTGAATTTCAACTAATTTCTTGTAGATAAGAAAATTTTGTGCCATGAGACGCTTTAAGTCTTGATCATTCATGATTATATAAATTTTGGTTTCAGCTACAAATGTAGCAAAACTATCCCGGTTCGGGATGAATAGGGATAGGCTTTTATTAATGAAAAATTAAGAATTTAAAATTAAAAGTGATATGAACAGAAAATTGACAGATAACGAAAAGGCATTCCTTACAGAATTGAGGGAGCTGATGGCAAAGTATAGTGCTATGCTGAGTGTAGAGGATGAAAGAATATCCATAGATGTGGGGTATTCAGACAGTGAAGATCCAGTGGAGCCAATCGTACTACCGAAAACAATAAACACATTCCTTGATTTGGAGGATGTAATAGAACAGAACTCTTAAAATGATATGATTATGAAAACATGGAGACGAATTCAGAAGATAGCTGTTGCCATAGGGTTGACTTATGGGCTTTGGCTGGGGTGTAATGTGGATGCTACGAATCAGGATAGCACGAGCGGTTTTATCATGGTGATATTGGCGGCGGTGATTGGTATTTCGATGTACACGCCGGACAAGAAGCAAGAAAAGAGTCTGTAAAAGGATGGCTTTCGCTCCGGTTCGACGCCGGGGCTTGCACTAATTTGAAAGATAAAGAGTTTCTGATTATGGAAATGTTTGGAAAGACACTATGTGTAACATTTGAAGAACTTGTAGGAAGCGGAATTATGAGTCTTGCGAATTATAAAAAGCATGTCCGCGAAGGCAAATTCCGTGTTCTCCAAAAAGGCGGCAACGGACGGAAGGTACAGGTAGTTTATGAGAGCCTTACGGATGCTATTCGTGCCGCCTATGATGCAAAATACCCGGATGCTAAAAAGTACGTACAAAAACAACTCCCCCCTATGGACGAACGATTGAAAAGTGACAGCCAGGCTGTAGAATTCTATAAGAAGCATACCCCGAAGATAGAAGTTGAACGCCAGGCGGAATATGTATTGAATGCCAAGGTGCTGAATGCCATGGTAGCGCAGGAAATGAGCATGACTGCCAGGCATAATGCCAACGGGTTTACCCATAAGAAATTGGTGCGTGATACCATTGTTGCCCTCTGCGACAAGCTACGTACGCGCTATCAACATACGCTTCCCAAAAGCGAATCCCGCCTGATGGAGAAATACAACGCCTACAAAAAGTATGGTTATGAGGTGCTTGTAAACGGCAATTCCGGTAACAAGGCAGCCCGCAAGATCGGGCCGAAAGAAGGCCGCTTGCTGATAAAACTGAAACGCAGCAAGTTCCCCGTCTACACCGACATGCAGATATTCGAAGAATATAACCGCCAAGCAGAGCTAAAGGGATGGAAAACCATTGAGTCTCCCCAAACCGTAATCAATTACCTTTATAAAACAGCTATCAAACTGTGGTGGTATGGGGCTGTTTACGGCGAAATCGCCTTCAAGAACGAGTTCATGCCCCAGTTCGACACCAAACTGCCCGATATGCCCAATACATTGTGGTATGGCGACGGTACGAAACTGAATCTCTACTACAAGGATTATGACAAGAAGAACAAGCGCATGGTGGCGCGTACCATCGACGTGTACGAAGTGATGGACGCCTGCACGGAAATGTTTCTGGGCTACTCCTTCGGTACCGAGAACTTCGCTACCCAATACGATGCCTACCGCATGGCATTGGAGACTTGGAAGGTGAAGCCTTACGAGATTGTGACCGACAACCAGGGCGGCCACAAGAAGCCTGAGGCGCAAGCCTTCTTCAAGCAGATATGCCACCTGCATAAGACTACAATGCCGCACAACGGGCAATCCAAAAGCATAGAAAGCGCCTTCGGACGTTTCCAAATGCAGGTGCTGCACAAGCTGTATAACTTCACCGGCCAGAACATTACTGCCAAGAAAGAAAGCAGCCACGTCAATGTCGATCTGATAATGGCAAACATTTCCCGGTTACCTACCTTGGAAGAGGTGAAAGAACAATATCTCCGGTGCCGCGAAGAATGGAACAACATGGAGCATCCGAGCTCGGAAACCGGAATGACCCGCCAGGAGATGTACACCACCCTCAGCAGTCCCAATGCCGAACTGCTGGATGACTACGAAGTACAGGAACTCTTCAAACTGTTCTCCAAGGCCAGCGTGAAGTACAGCAAGCAAGGTTTCATCTTTGAAATCAATAAGAAAGAATACCGTTACATGGTTTACAATGAAGACGGAACGGTAGATATGAACTTCCACATGCAGAACGTAGGCAACAGCTTCCACTACCGTTACGACCCTCAGGACATGAATGCCATCGAACTGTGGGAAGTGGATGCCAACGGTGGACTGAAGTACGCTGCCATTGCCACGCCGAAAATTGTTATCCATCGTGCCACTGCCGACCGCACACCGGAAGAGAACGAACGGCTGTTTGCCCAGCTGCATGCCCAAAGGCGTGCTTTGGTGGGGCATTATCTTGCCAGTGAGGAAATCCTGCTCGATGATTGCCAGGGCGAAGCCTATATTAAGCTAAAAATGCCCCGTCCGGTCGGTGTATCGGAAAAGAGCATGGAGGCTTACCGTGAGGAATATGCGGAAGAAACGCTGACTGCTCCGGTGGAATACCCCGAAGGTATGGGACCGGGAACCTACAACCCGTCTGACGAGGAAGAAGCCGGTATCGCTTCGGTGGGTGAATATACCAAGCAGACTTCGGGTATAACAGAGATTGACTACCTGAAGAGTTACCTGAATTAAAACAGCATTCAATAATCATTTAAATACCATTCAAACAATGAAAGAACTAACTATCGAAAACAAGGATGCCATCCGCGACGCCCTGATAGAGTATTGCAGCAACTATCCGTCGCAGAACCGCGCCAGCGAAAGCCTGAACGGTGTAAGCGCTGCTACCGTTTCGCAGATTTGTAATTCAAAGTACACCAGCATCAGCGACGATATGTTCAGCCGCATTGCCGCACAGATAGGCTACAGCTTGGAACGCTGGACATTGACGGAAAGCGATACCTTCAATAAGATAACCTTCGCCATGACGGATGCCCAAAACAATAAACTCACCACGTGGGTAGTGGGTGATGCCGGGTGTGGAAAGACCACTGCTGCCATCGAATACCGTCGAACGCACCGCAATGTGTATTATATCCTTTGCTCGGAAGACATGAAGAAAAGTGACTTTGTGCGCGAGATAGCCAAACAGGTGGGCGCTCCGGTGGACGGGACGAACTTGCGGGATATTCTGGAGTACGCCATCTCTATGATTGCTTTTCTGAATAATCCGTTGATAATCTTCGATGAAGGTGATAAACTGACGGACAGCGTATTCAGCTATTTTATCAGCATTTATAATCGCCTGGAGAATAAGGCGGGTATCGTGTTCCTCTCTACCGACTACATTAAGCGTCGTGTGGAGAACGGACTACGCTATAATAAGAAGGGGTACAAGGAGATAAACAGCCGTATCGGCCGCAAGTTCTTTGACGTAAACGTAGCCACGGAACAGGATGTATATGCCATCTGCCAGGCAAACGGACTGACTTCGCTTGCGGACATCAAATGCGTGCAGCGTGAGGCAATGCAAGGGGAATATGACTTGCGTCGGGTTCGCCGGGTGGTACATGCCTACAAGCGTATGCAGGAAGCTAAACGGATGAAAGGAGAGCAGGCATGAGTGAAGCGGGAAACGATGCAAAGACCTTTTCCCGCAACGCCAAGGGCGTGCGGGAACTGCTGAGTATGAAGTTTGAGACGCTTCCTTTTGAAGGCGAATGGTATGATGCCTTCGGTACCCCTGAGAACCGTGGTATATGGATAGTATGGGGCAAATCGGGCAGCGGAAAGACTTCTTTTGTGATGCAGCTTTGCAAGGAGCTGTGCAAGTATGGACGTGTGGTTTACGACAGTCTGGAAGAAGGCATCAGTCTGACAATGCAGAATACAGTGCGGCGCAGCAATATGCTGGAGGCAAACCGCCGTTTCCTGCTGGTCAGCGAGCCGATGGAAGAACTCAGCCTTCGTCTGAAACGTCAGAAGTCGCCCGATTTCGTGGTGATAGACAGTTTCCAGTACACGCAGATGAATTATCCCCAGTACATCAAGTTCAAGGAACAGCACCGCAACAAGTTGCTCATTTTTATCAGTCATGCCAGCGGTCAGAATCCGGATGGACGCCCTGCCAAGAAGGTGCTATACGATGCCTCGCTGAAAATATATGTAGAGGGCAAGCGGGCGCATTCCCATGGGCGTTTTATCGGTTCGAAAGGTTATTATGATATCTGGCAGAAAGAGGCTGAAATATATTACGGAGATAATGTACGGAAGATAGATTAACGATTGGTATATGAAAACAACGAAAGATAAACCCATTACCCCGGCGCAACTCAAAGCGCTGCACGCCACCTTCCACCGTATAGGCATGGATGATGATACCCGCCACGGCTGCATCTATGAGTTCACTTCCGGACGCACACAGAGCAGCAGGGAATTGACGATGCACGAAGCGCAGCAGCTACTGGAACGGTTGAATCCGATGGATGATAAAGCCCGGCAGATACAGATGCAGGAAGCCCGCAATGTGTTCCGCGATATATACCGTCTTTCTTTCCTGATTCCACAGTTGAACCAGGGGTTCACCAGCGATAGTGAGGAAGAATACCGTATGAATGTGGCAAAGTTGAATATGTGGGCACGCAAGTACAGCAAAGCCCGCAAGGACGTAACGAGCATGAGGCTTTGGGAACTCCAGGACACCAAGAAGCAACTGGAGGCATTTATGAGACGTGAGGAAAGAAAACTTAAAAAGGATTGATACAATGAGAACGAAACAAGAAATCAAGCAGGCTGTAGCCATCTTGAACCACAAGGCAGACCGGTTGAGCCAGGTTATGGCAGAGGTACTGACATCAAGCATGACAGAGCAGCAGGTGTTCCAAAAGTATGTGATGGAAGTGGGTGAAGAAGATCGCGATGAAGCAGTGTTCTTTGCAGCCCGTGATGCTGCCCGCTTTCTTGCCGGGCATATCGGGCTGGAGGAACTGATACCGGATGTCCAATCTATGACGATAGCCGATTTCGACACAACCGGTGCACTGGGTGTAGTGGATGAAGAAAGCGATACGATATTACTATCGCGCAAGGACTTCAACAAGTTGCTGGCACGCATCGAGCGACTGGAACAGTGGACGGGGCTTCGCCGGAAACCTGCCTCAGGAACATTTCCCCCATCCCCGCTACCTGATGATGCCGATATGGACGATCTGATGAAGCAGAGTGAGGCTTGCCGCTATTTGGCATGTGGCAAGAACACCATTAAGGGGTATGCTTCCCGCGGTCTGATACACAGCTATAAACAAGGGAAGTTTACCTACTACAGCCGCCGGGAGATTGATAAGAAAATAAAGAAACTGAGAAAGGAGTCCGAGCCATGAAAGACTACAGCCCACGATATGTACCAAGAACCTACGTCACTGACAAGTCCGAACGCCGCGCACAGTTGGCGGAACGGCTCGAAGCCTGTGCCGACCGCATTTGTGATTATCAGGACCGGCTGATGGCAGATGCCGCTACTATGAAGCCCATAGAGTTGGAGCGCCTGATGGACGAATACCGTGCCGAGCAAGTGAGATATGACCACATCGACCGGGAGCTCCAGGCGATGGAAGAGCCGAAGAAGACGGAGACGTTTCGGAAAAAGTATCGGGACTATGTCCGGCGGAATAGAGAGAAAATAAATTATTAACCCTATAAAACTTGATGATATGACATACAAGAAAGTATTTAGAATATTTGATTACCTGGTAATCCTTCTTTCAATAATTATGCTTGTGACAGCGGATGGCTGGATGGAGAGGATATTATGGTTTAATCTCCTTATGTATCAAGCAAGATGCATATTTACGGATTTGCAATTAGACCTACAAGAAGAAATCAATAAGAAATTGATAGAATTATTAACTATTAAATAATTAAGATTATGGACATTACAAAATTATCAAGCGAAGAGCGTGCTTCTTTAAAGGCACAACTGGATGCTGAAGAGAAGGCCGAACGTAGCCGTATCGAGCAGGAACGTGAGACGTATAAGCAACTGGTAGATACTACTGTCAAGGCCAGTGTTACAAAATTGCAGCTATTGTCTGCCGAGATGATGCGCGTAAAGCAGGAAATATTCAATGAGTTCGGTGCAGTTATCAACATGAAGAACGAACTGTTCAAAGTGAAAGGTGACCGCCGTAGTGATACTTTTACCACCAGTGATAGTCGTATGAGCCTTACGCTGGGCAATCGTGTGAACGAGGGCTGGGACGATACAGTGGAAGCTGGTATCGACATGGTAAAAGAGTATATCAAGACTATGGCGAAAGACGAAAATAGTGCCAACCTCGTGGAGACGGTAATGAGTCTGCTTGCTAAAGATCGTAAGGGCGCACTGAAGGCCAACAAGGTGCTGGAATTGGAAAAACTTGCTATCAAGTCGAAGAATGAGCGTTTCTTGGAAGGTATCAATATCATCAAAGCCGCTTATCGCCCAGTGCCCACTTGCCAGTTCATCCAAGTAGAGATAAAGGATGAGCAGGGAAATGCCGTGAATCTACCGTTGTCACTCTCTGCTATGTGATGAAATATGGCAACAGTACATTATAAATCAGTTATCCCGAATGATAAACCGCAATGGCTGCTGAATGTGCAGTCCGTGGTAAGCCAGGTGCTGGACGGCGTGGAACTGCAAAACAATGAGCGGACTTACAGGAATTTGAAGGTATTCATTGACGCGAAGGTGCAAGCGGAACGTGAGCGTGGCAACCTTCATCACGGTACTTCGGTAAAGACGGAAATCCGTACGGACGAAGGAAAAACGGTGCTTCACCTCTTCCGCAATCAGATGTTAGTTCAAACTTATTATATCGAATAGTATGAGCGAGAAAAAGAACGGGGTGCTAATCACGGCACCCCTCTTCGGAACAGGCAAGGAAACGGTGGGATATTTCACCGGGTATGCTTGCGGTTATTGCCAGGGCAACGGTTGGTTTCTTGACCCGGAGATCATTAATGAGCGGGTGAAGAAGCCCTGTCCTAAATGTGGCGGTACCGGACAAGTGAAAGGCATCGTTACGGTGGAATGGGTGCCGGACGGGGAAGTGAAACCATATTTCAAGGAATAATATGCAGCGCATCCCAGTGAAATACATCGTCCAGGTAGATAACTTCCACCTATCGGAGTTTATCTTCTACTGGAACTATTACAATCAGCCGTGCTCCCTGCTTCTTCAGAAGCCCAATACGGAAGGGCTGACAGCCATCAAACTGGTGGTAGACAGTGACGAAGCTGCCAGCTTCCTGCTGAGGGCGAAAGAGAAGACGGGGTGCAGGCTGTATCAGGTGGATTAAAAACAGGAATAGAGATATGAGCTACATTCTAAATGTCTTTTTGCATTTTGGACATTTATGTTTTGGAATCCTTTCAAAAATAGAATTATACATTAGAAGAATACCAACTGGAGTAAATATAATACATCCTACTCCAACTGTTATGCTGGAAAAGAGTAATCCTAAAAAGAATACACTCAAAGCTGACAAACAACCTACTTTTTCTTTGGTGGTCTGATGTTCAGTATTACAATTTGGACATCTAATTTTTCTAATCATATTGCTATAAATGAAGATTCACAAATATAATAAAAAATTAAATATGAAGAATTACCAATTTGAGGAAATAACATTCTGGCTATCACTAATTGCGTGCTTGCTGGCTTATGATGCGGGAGTATTGTGGCTTGCAAAAATACTGGTAGGAATAAGTGTGATAAACCTTTTCTGCACAATTGTAATGGTTTGGATAGATGTAAAATATAAAAATAAAAGAAATGGATAAAATAACAGGTAAGTATAAAGTTGCACTCATTTGGATACGGATAATAATGTATCCTATTTGTGCTGTTGGCTATATAATAGTCGCTTTAGGAATTGCAATCAAGATATTTGGGTACATAATGAAATTTGACTTTGATTGCGTTTGGCATGAGATACAGAGTACTAATGAAAACTTTAAATTATAACAGATAAAAGAAGTAATGTAATGAGCAAAACTATAAAAATGATAAGCCTGTTCACTGGTATTGGTGGCTTTGATTTGGCTGCTTATACTCTTGGATGGGATATTCTGTTTCAATCGGAAATAGAAGGGTTCTGCTTGCAAGTTTTAGATAAATGTTTTCCCAATGTGCCTAAATATGGAAATATATATGGAATCAATGCTAAAGAATACAGAGGCAACGTTGATGTTGTGGCAGGTGGATTCCCTTGCCAACCGTTCAGTGTTGCCGGGCATCAGCAAGGAGAAGAAGACAGCCGCTTTCTCTGGCCGGAAATGTATCGAATTATACGAGAGTGTAAGCCGACATGGGTCGTCGCTGAAAATGTTCTCGGACTTATTAGTAACGCAAGCGGAGTGGTCTTCGAGCAAGTGTGCTCTGATTTGGAAAGTGAAGGCTACGAGGTACAGTCGTTTGTTATTCCAGCTGCGGGTAAAGACTCTTTTCAAGAAAGGAAACGAGTATGGATTGTTGCCTGCCTTGACAGCAAGCGAAGCGAAACGGATAAAATTGCGCAGAGAGAGCATTTTAAAGCATTCAGACAAACGAAAAAGCAATTACCTGACAGCGCATATTTCGAGAGCTGGATTCAATCCGTCAGACATTACTCCGAGTTGGATGGAGTGGTTTATGGGATATCCGATTGGATGGACAGAACTCATGCACTCGGAAATGCGATTGACCCACGAATAGCGTACGAGTTTTTTATAACGATAGATTATTTGATAAGCGGATAACAGAACCTAATGCTGTATAGGTAAGCGTAACAGATTATGAAACTTATAGTAAAGAAAGAGATTGAAGGAGAAAAGAATAATGAATATTCTTTTAGTATAGAAGCTAATGGGATAAAAACAAAGGGGGACATTCATGAGGTAATTCATCAGTGTCGACTTGTAGAGAATCAACTAACTGATGAATCAACATTTCATCCTGCTCAAAATTACATTAAAGGAGGTTTTGTTGACCAACCAAATGGATCAGATCAAATTGCATAATATATCCACATCTGCTACATGTCATTGATAAAACAGGCTTGAATGAAATCTTATCTATGACAAGATTTGCACCCTTACGGTCGTACATCATATTTTGTACTTCGTTGTGCTCGTAGGCCAATTGACCGCACCCACATACAGGACACTTAACTCCTTGAGTTGCAATTTTAGATAATGCAATGTTTAAATTTTCTTTTGAGATTTCCATAAGTAATAATTTTAAAATTTGACAATAGCAAAAGTAATCATAAAAACGAAAGGGCACATCCATTTCTATAATAATTTTAGAATTTGACACTTTATCTTTATTCGGATGTGCCCTTTAATTAATAGTAAAATCAAAAAAAATATATATATTTGCTGCCATATTATTAATCTAAACCAATTAATTATATGGATAATGTTTTTTTTAAACCTGGACACGTCGTAAAATATGGCAGTCAAGTTGGGACTATTATTGCTAAAGAAGAGAAGTTGCATTTCAAACCTATTGTAGGTGAAGTACAAGAAATCTATCACTCTGAAGCTTCGGAGATCACTTTGTCTGACGAACAATTCAGAAATATGGGATTTGAAATTATTGAGGATGTTATACCCTGCAAATCTCCTATATTGAAGATGTTCACAGTCCTAAAGTTAAATACAAATGAGTCTGATTTTACTAAGTTCGATTATCATTTTCCGAAAGTAAGCGCAGGTGTCATATCGTATAAAGAAGGTACGGAGTTTATATACTCACTTTTGAATCGCCGTGGTAAAACGCGTTACAGTTCCACTTGTATTAAAACTATCACTGATTTGCAAGATGCTTTGGAAGCTAATGGATATCAAATAGAATTTGATGAAGATATGTTATGGAAGATTGAAAAAAGTCTGAAGAACTAACACAAGAAGCCGCTGTATGGAATTGACCATGCAGCGGCTTTTGCTTTGAGATTGTGCCCCAGGGTTATATCTCAATCGTTTTCCTGACGTCAGGAAGATGGTTCCTACTCTCCTGGTTCTCCCAAACACTCAATGACTGCTTCGTGTTGCAGCGGAGTCAGCGCCCGTTGCCTGGGTTTGTAACTCAGTTCTTTGAGGCGGGCTTGCAGTTCGGTATTCAGTTTTATCCAGCGACGCAGCTGCGAGCTGGCACTGCGGGGTGTGGAATTGGGGAAGTAGGCTTGTGCCAGGTCACTCATATAAATGGCTTTCATATTTTCTTCTGTTAAGTTCGTGCAAAAAACTACCCGTAAGTAGTTGGCTCGCTACTTACGGGTAGTTGGTCATTTACCAGGTAGTAGTCGCTTCGCTACTACTAAACGGCTTTTTACCCCATCGGGTTCTCGTCCAGGTTGCCATCGCCGCCGGAGTTTCCACCGCCATTGCCGCCTTCATCAGGCAGGGGCGCTTCGCCCTTCTTGGCTACGCGGTGGAATGCCAGCCCGCCATCGCCCGCACGGGTGGCAGCCTTGATAGGCTTGCCGGGGCGGAACTGGATGGTGGCGTCGGTGATGTTGGCGGTGGTGAACTTCTTTTCAGTCTCAGCGCCTTCGCTGCGCAGCTGGATTTGAAAGCTGCCGAAGTTCTCCAGGCGTACGATCTTGCCTGCCGCCAAGTGGAGGTTTGTTTGTTTGATCAGGGCGCGGATGGCGTTCAGCACGTCACCATCCGTAAGGGAGGTGGCATAGGCGATTTGCTCCGCCATTTCGTCCATAGTTACTTCGCCGCTGGCTTGCGCCTTGGCATAATATTTCTTGGGTGCCTGGTCGTTGCCAGGCTTGGTGCTCATCAGAGCGAGGGAATAGTTTACCATACAATTGAAAATTGATAATTGACAATTGACAATTAGGCTGCGCTGTACATCTTGCAGCTTTATCATCGTTTACTTCTGTCATGTTCGCGAACTTGACGGCGCAAAGGTGGTGTAAACGGGCTATTCCGTGTTGTAGTATGTGCTTTCCGGGCGTATTTGTTGCATTAATATGTAATTATCGTTATTTTTGTATCAAGTTTTCAGACAGTTCAGGGTAATCACAATAAAGTTTTCGGGGTATGGGCAATCAGTTGGAACTTTTTCCAGGCAATCATCTTGCTTTTAATGGTGAATGCGGACGTGCATCCACTACGCCGTTGCAACGGACAGCCGCCAGTCGTAGCGAGCGCATCAGGCTGCGCAACCGGGTGATGGTGGCACGCCTGTACTATTGGCGTGAAATCATGCGCCGGCGCCTGGACGATGTAATCGTCATCCTTGCCGAGAACGAGTTCTTTGTCGATGAGCGCACCATAAACAATGCCTGGCTGGAATATGCCGAATACTTCGAGCACTTGTGCAGCACACACACCACGGTACGCCAGTTACAGCGGGCTTATCCCTGCTGGAAATGGTGACGGTCTATATCCTGTCTATAAATTCAGCCATATACATCACCTCATATACCTTCAGTCCGTCCGGACGTTTCTGCGGGCGGCAATTTTTCCGGCGGAAGGGCTTGGCACAGTTGTCCATGCGGAAGCCTTGCAGCGCTTGATGGATAGTTTCCAGAAGATCGAGACGTGCAAACGCTGCGTCTTGTATTGCCAGCGGCTTGTTCACATTGAATGAGGCACAATCGTTAAAACCCACCTTCAAGGTTATGGCTGCCTCTACGCGTTGCACTGTAGGATGGTTGCTCGCCATGTTCTCCGCATCGGGATAGGCAAGCTCTACCAGGCAGCACGGGAAGGCCACAGGCGGGCGGCTGTCCGAGAAATCCAGTTGCCCTTCGTCGGCATCTATCCAGCGCAATGCCGGTACTTCCTGACGGATGCGGTCCATGACCGCTTTCATAATTTCTTTTTTCATTGTTCCATAACGGTTTTAAATAGTTGTTCGATATCTTTCTTCAATATATGGTTCAGTTCCCGGCTTTCGCCCAGGAACCGTCGTTGTACTATTGCCATCTTTCGGGTATGTTTTTTCACAACGTATTGTTTTCCCTTTTTGCTGGTGCGATGATGACTGGGAACTACAACGCTGCCAGAGAAACCTTCATTGTGGACTTTCGCATAGAGAACCTCATCATTACCTGCGGTTATAACAACTTTATGTGTGCGGACTTCTTCTATATCGATACTTTTGCGCAATCTGCCACTTTGTACCAACAGGGTACCACGCTTGGGATGGTAGTTCGGCCCCCATGTGTCCCACGGAGTTCCGTCAAATTCTTTTTTTTCAAAGCGCTCAATGAAGTACTTCTTTGCCGTAGTTGCCACGGCATCAGGTACGGCAGCTATCGCTTCTTTCACTCTTTGTTCCAATTCTTTGTTGAAATTCATTGTTTTACGGATTAAATTCGTATTTTTGCATCGAAGTCCTGTCCTGACGGGGAGACAACGAGTATCCAACACCCCGGGGGTGTACGGGGGATGTGCAAGGGCTGATAATAGACAGCGCCAGGCAGGATTAGCCCCAAGAAGGAGTGTAACACCGGCTATCCAATCCGGACGGGCGGAGAAACGACGGGTCGTTTCACCTTTACGGTTCAGACGGACGCAAGGATACACTCTAACGCTTTTTTATCAGTAAACCTCTACGACGCTTATCCCAGATTTCCTTTTTGAGATTGACTTTCCGGTTACCGGGTGCTTTTGTTTGCATGATGTACCAGGTCTTCAGTACCAGCTGCTCTCCTTCTATACGATAGTTCACCGCCAAAACTTCATCTTCATAGTACTTCAGCAGGCAATAAGTGTCCAGCCAGTCATGCTTTATCTCATCATTCAGCCATACTTCGTCCGGATGTTGCAGAGTTTCCAGCATGGCGTCCCAATATTTAATCCGGTTGTCCCTTCCTTTACCGGAAGTGTGACTCATGAACTGCTTCCTTTCAATAACGATTTCCTTCCGGTTATAATCTTCCAGTCTGATCAGATTACCATCAGCATATTTATCCCAGATTTCAATCTCATCCTGCACGGTTATCGGGATGGTACCGTTGGCACTTTCTTTCATCTCCTGCACCTTTGGAAGATTCCAACGTTCGGCAGTCATTTTCTCCAAATAGGATGATGCTTGCTGTGGAAACTTGCGTATATACATTTGGTTAGCCGTGAATATCTGTGCAGCGTCGCAACGGTTCACACCCCAACCCTGTGCGGCGTTTATTTTCCATTCTTTGGTTTCCAGGAAGTCATCCACACGCTGCCGCATTTCCGCCAGGTTAACTTTCACTTGGTGCTTCATTCGTCCCATCACCAGGCAACGGCATAGCCATCCATTCGGCGGATATATCAAGTTCCAACGCGGGTCGCTTTCGGGCAATATTACGCCATGCAATTTCAGGTGTTCTTCGCGTACTCTGCCATCGTGCACCGTCAAATACTCCCAGTAGGGATATACTTCTTTTTTGGCCCGTAACTTACGATAGGTAGACATACCTTCCGCTGTCAATGCTGAGGTATCCCATTCCGTCTTCTGCCAGGTCTTGTTAAATACTTCCGTTACCTCTTTGGCTTTATTGTAGAACTCGTCGAAACTTTTGCTTTCTCTCCTCAGGCGGTTCAGTTCCTGTACTTCTGCCAATGATTTGGCGGCAGAAAAGTGAAACAGGTTTTGCTCGAGTGCTGTACGATACAAATCATCGGAAGTTTTATAACCGGTGCCGATATCGGCATTCTTCACACCGTCTTTAAATGACGGTTGAATGGCTTTTAAAAAGTCTTCGGAGAAATACCGGAACAGTTCCGGACTGAAGTCTGTCAGTTCGCCGTTCCATACGGCGGCAATGATACGTTCGTCCAGCGAAGCGGTGTCACTCATGCGGATTGTGCCAGCCCCGCCCGGATGCGGGGCCGCTACGAAAAAAGACTTCACCCGTTCCCACAGTGTACGGTCATCCTTGTTTTTTACAAGATCAGGCGGGGTATCATCTTGCTTCCCAGGTTTGGCTTGTACGGCGTCATCCGGTTCGGCTATCGTGTCACCGGGAGTACCCAGGAATACCTCTTCCCCGTCTTTCGGTTCCGGGATGCCATATTTCTCATACCCATAGCTGCGGGGAATGGGTATCATGGTGGAAAGTGTCTTCAAGTCATTTACGGTGATTTCATCCTTCTTGTCCACGAACGAGAACTTGCCGCCATGCACCGGATATCCCCGGCTTTCGAGCAGAGGTACCAGGTATTTGTTCAGCATACGGATAACGAAACGGCGGTCGCTGCGGTGCTTCTTCTCCTGCACTTCCATGTGTACCTTGCTTTGTGAAAGCGATGCACCGTCTTGGGTGGTCATGGTCTGCCCCAATACGGTGATAAGTATCTCCTCGTTGCAGGCATTCCGGAAGTCGTTGTACAGGGCGCCGTTGGTGCTGCCGCTGAGTGTGGTCTGTTCCACTTCGCTCTCTTTGGGTATCACCAGGTAGGGTGCTGCACCAGCTTCCTCAAAGGCTTGTATGAGCAGGCGGCGGCTCTGTTCGTCCATGCTGTTGTACTTGCCGATGCGTTGGGGCATGCCGAATAGTTCTACAAATTGCGCCCAGTCTCCAAAGCCGCCACGCTTGTAGATGACGTAGGGGGCAATCTTGAGCAACAGTCCCAGGTCATTATCATCTCCCCACTGGATGATCATGCTGTCATTCTCATAGCTTATGCCGGTGGTGTCGTACTGTTGCCGCACTATCATCTTCTCCTTCGGACGGATGTGCTTGCGCGGGATGCTGTTGAAGTCGAAACCATTGACAAAGGAATATTCGTCTACAGAGATGCCCAGGAACAAAGTCCACATGATTTCTTTCAGCTGGTTCTCAAACTCAATGGTATCCATCAGTTCGGAGATTTCCGGTACTTCCTTTTTGTTCGCCAGGAAGTTGATGTCGCAGTCCGTAATTGCCTCAATGCGCTTATTGATGGCATCGAGCACAAACCCGTCCAGCAAGACGTCCTCGTAGAGGTCGTACAACTTACTGCGCAGTCCCATATCGGCAGCACGCAGGGCGCTCTTCCAACTGCCGATGTCGTTGATACCCCGGTGTACGGGTTGCACCAATATTTGGTTGTAAACCGGTGTCACTACCTTCTTGGAGGCAGGAACCGGGAGTTGCTTCTTATTTTTTTTCTTGTTTACCATGATGATAAATTAAAAGTGATTGTCTCGTTTCCGGTTGCTGCCGAAGGCCAGGCTGCTGCAATAAGGGCAATGCCCCTCTTCACCGGCAGGTGCTGCGGGCAGGTTCGGGTTCTGTTTGTTCTGGTTGTTCTTCAGCCATTCGATGGCGCGGTCGTAGCGCTTCTCGCGCATCTCGATGTCTACCCCGGCATTGCAGATATTGCAGAAGTGCCAGGCGGCAACATCCTTTACGAACAGCAACAATATAGGATTGCGCTCATTGCCGCGGGCGGCAAAGATCTTCCCGGTATCGTACTTGGTGAGGTAGCCTTGCACTTCCTCGATAGCGGCGTCGATGGCTGACAGCATGGCGGCGTCATTGCCATGGCTGATAATATCCATATCTTCCTGATAGATATGCGTTGTCATCTCTTCGATTTCCAGATAAGCCATAATTCAGTCAAGTATTAAAAGTTAAAACTACATTCGTTTGCTGTTCCGTGGGCGGTGCCCATACCAGCAACTGCCCGTCTCGATGTGGGCATTCAGCTGCTGGCACATATAGTATCCGCCTTCAATGGCATCAGGACCGTCGGCAGGTGCGGGAAGCCCGTCATCAAAGAGGCGGAACTGCTCTTCCAGGCGCTGCATATTCGGGTTATCCTTTTCACGGATATTGAATACCAGGCGTCCGGCACGGTTCAGCGGTTCCAGGTTCCCTTCTATACGCACGAACTTGTCGGGCTTGTCACGGCCGTCGGGCGAGATGTTGATATAGTAACCTTTCTCTTTGCCCTTGGCAAGGAAAAGAGGCACGAATACCTGCTGGTAGAAAGAGTCCTGAAGTTTGTTGTTCTCTATATAGTTGCGCTGTTGCGCCCGTTCGCGCACGTAGTCGTGCTGATAGTAGTACCAGTTGACGAACTCGTCGTTGGTGACGTGCAGCAAGTAGCCGGTATAGACGTAGAGCGTGCCTTCGTACAACCCCATCAGGAAGTTGGCTTTGAAGGAGTTCTTTTTTGCCTTCTTGCTGGTGTTGTTGCTGGGGGCAGGGTCACCGTAGCTGACGATGTACTTCAGTTTGTTTATGGGCGGGCATTCGCCCCAGCGTATCTCCTTGAAGTAGCTGCCTTCCACTACCGGATTGTTGAAGCATTCCTTCTGTCCGCTTGCCAGGCTGACCTGTGCCAATACTTCGTCGATGACTTCTTCCGTATTCTTTTCCGGCCATACGGAAGTGCCGAACTGATAATCCATCTGCGGGTCGGGATGGCGGATATCTACCATGCGGATGTTGATAATGTCCCAGTTGCCGATAGGCTTCTCGCGTGCCGCCAGTTCGCGTGCCTTGTTTCCGGCGCGGGATACACAACAATCCTTGGCAATGATGTTCCCCGTCCAAATGGTCAATAGCGCTTCGCTGATGGAACGGGTAAAGAACAGGGCCTGCTCAAACCAGTTCCACTTATTGTTCACAATGTCCGGATTGCGGCATTCCTCATCCGTGTCATAGTCGTCCAGTAACAATACGTCCGGACGGACCTCATCCATCTTGACACCGCGGGGAGACTGCCCCCAACCCATTGCCATGAAAGATACACGGGTACTGAGGGTGAAGTAGTCTTCGGTCCATTTGTCACCGATGAGGTTGCCATAGAAGTATTTCAGTCGCTCGTTTGCCTCGAATTGTGCCCGGTACTGGTTCAGCAGCTTTATAGCCCCCTGGCTGGTGGCAGAGGTCATGATGATGCATCGTTTGTTCTTCTTGACAATGACCAGGTAGAGGATAATGAACATCACAATGGTGGTTTTCGCCAGCTCGCGCGACCAGCTCAGCACCTCGTACCAGTTCCCATCGGAGTGTCCGATGATGCGGTCTATGGCTTTCTTCTGGAATTGGGCAAATTCATATTTGGCATACTTGTAGAACATGAACTTCACCCATTCGATGGGTTTCGCTTCCAGCTCACGCAGTTTCCGGGCTTTTTCCTCGCTGTCCATAGTGAAGTCTACGGCAGTCTGCGTACGTATCTGTCTCAGGGTTTCTTCCCAGTCTTCGGACAGGACCTTGGTGTTTCCGGTCAGCTTCTTCTTTGCCATGGCGTTACCTCAATTTCTCTTTTACAAACTCATCGAAATAGTAGCTCAGTTCAATCGCCTTCTCCGGATCACGTTTGCGCAGCCAGAAAAGAATCTGCTTGCTCACGCTGATGATATCGGCAATACCGTATTCCCCTTCCATCTTGTTGATGGCGGCAGAGAGCTTGTTGATGGTGTCCGCTTCGGCAGAAGTGGCATACTTATCGGGACGTGCGGCAATAACCTTGTTTATCTCGGCAATCTGCATATACATATTGCGCACCTGCTCCTCGCGGGTGGTGGTGATGGCAGCACGCAACATATCCCAGTTGCCTTCCTTGCTCCACTTGCTCATGGTGACAGGATTGATTCCTACTTTCTCCGCAATTTGCTTGCTTTGCAGCTCCCCTTGCATATAAAGCAACTTTGCCCAATCCTTTTTCTGTTGGTTTGTAAGCGTTTTCGACATACCTTCTCCTTTCTTGTTACAGTGCAAAGTTAGGTAGCCTCGTGCATTAAAAATAATCGGTTTGTAATACTTACCGCCAGTATGTAAACACTTACAGCACAGAAGGAAACGCTTACAAACCGATTTGCACACCTTCTTTTTATCCCTCAATTTTGCACCAAACAAAACCTGAAAGCGATGAGCAAAACCTATACATTCTGCGTACATGATGAATCGGTGAACACCTACGGTTTCCGTATGCTGACTTCGGGCGCAAACCTGGAAGAATTCAAAAAGAACCCGGTAGTGCTCTATAACCATAACGACTGGGAAGCCCCTATAGGACGCGGGGAGAACATCCGTGTGGAAGACGGGAAGATTTTTGTGGACGTGCTGTTTGATGAAGAAGATGACAAGGGCCGGATGGTAGCGGGAAAAGTAGAACGTGGTTTCCTGCGCATGGCAAGCATGGGAGCGTGGCCGCCCGAAGAAGTGAGCGACGATCCCGCATTGAAACTGCCGGGACAGACCGGACCTACGGCAACGAAGTGGACCATGCGTGAAATGTCCGTTTGTCCCATAGGCTCCAACCACAACGCACTTGCGATGTATGACCGTGCAACCAACAAGCGTATAGACCTGTCGGACAGCCAGGCGCTCATCAAGCTGGTAGATAAGAACTTTAGTATTAACCATAAAACCCCAAGCAACATGAGTTATTTGACACAGATGTTGAAGCTGTCGGATTCGGCGTCCGACCAAGCTATCCAGGAAGCCGTGCAGGGATTGATTGCCCTGCGTGACAGCCAGCAAGCCGAAATCGCGACCCTGAAAACCGAAAAGCAGGGATTGCAAAGCAGAGTGGCCGCCTATGAGAATGCGGAAAAAGAAGCCAACAAGCAGAAGGCCATTGCCTTGGTGGATGCCGCCGTGAAAGACGGACGCATTGACGCCAAAGGCAAGGACAGCTGGCTGGAAGACTTTGCCGAGAACTTCGCTAAAGCGGAAGTACGCCTGAGTTCCATTTCCGTGCGCCAGCCGGTCAGCACCCAGGTACAGACCGGAGGAGCAGCAACCGGCAATGTGCAGCTGCGTGACATGAGCTTTAAGGATATCCTCGAAAAGGATATGCTGAAAGAACTGAAAAAGGACAAGGAACTCTACCGGGAGAAGTTCTACAGTGCCTATGGCAAGTACCCGGAGTAATCATTTTATAAATATAGTAACAATGAAGACAAAATTCATCTTTTCGCTGTTGACAGCCTTGCTGTTCAATTTCACTACTTCGGGATTGTTTGCCCAGTCTATCGGCATAGACCATAACGTCATGTTCGGTATTCAAATGGGGCTTTCCCTTATTCCCCTGCATCTGACCGGCTGTCTGGCAGACGGGTTGAACAAGGAAATCTGGCTGCCGGAAATTATCGAGAAGTTCTATCCGACAGATACGTTCGTGGCAGATTCACGGGATTTCTCCATGTGGACGGACAACGAATACCTGAACTTGCAGGAAGCAGGCATCGACCCGCGTGTATTCGTAGACAATGAGGTTTACCCCATTCCGGTAGTGGCCCGTGAAGACAAACCTTACAAGATTCCGATGAAACGCTTTGATACGGAGAACACCGTACACATCAACGCCATCGAAATAGAGGAATCGGCACAGAAACGCCAGAGCGTTGTCGAGGGGCACCGCAAGTCCCTTCAGATGCAGTTTGCCCAACTGGCAGCCTACAACTGGGCACCGGCAGGTGACAGTAATTTGACTCCGGTCCTGAAAATCAATGACGGAAACGCCAGCAAGCAAAGTACCGGTTATGTAGCCATGACCTACGATAAGGTGCTGGTCCTCTCTACCCGGTTGGATCTGATGAACGTTCCCAAGGAGGGACGTATCCTGGTATTGCACCCTTACCATGCCACTGACCTCCAGATGCAGGATTTGGAGATGTACAAGACATTCTTCTCCACGGGTACCATGTTCGGTTTCAAGATTCATGTTTCGGCAATGACACCGAGATACAACGGTACCACCGGCAAGAAGGTGGAATGGGACGCACCTGTACGTGATACGGATGCCATCGCATCTACCGCATGGTATCGCGATGCCGTTTGCCGTGCCAAGAGCATGGAAGATATGTACTACCGTCTCAATGACCCCGAATACCGCGGCGACGTGGTGGGCTTCAATATGCGAGGCATCGCATTGCCTATCACCGGCAAGTATATGGGTGCATTGTTCACCACCAAAAAGTCATAACCCCTAAAACAGAAATACAATGAGTTATTTGAACATGAAATCGCGGAGAAGTTTCGACTTCTTCGCTCCCTACAATGAAGAGGGAGAACGTTGCATAGCAATCCCGTTTCCGGTAGCGGTAACCCGTAAGCCGGAAGGCACTAAACTGGTGCATGACTGCAATCCGCAACTGGTGGAATTTGCAACCGGTACGGCGGCCACTACTTTTGAAGTGGACACTCAGGTGCAGGCAGGTTCCTTGCTGATCATCAAGAATGGCAGTGCTGCTGCGCAGACCATCGGTGCGGCTGCCTGTGCAGCAGGCAAGGTGACAACTTTGATGTATGACGGCAACGCCTATATCAGTATCGGAACTTCAGCAATCAGTGAGTGATGAGTGCGCGAGGACTACGTAATAATAACCCTCTGAACATCCGTCTCTCTGCCACCACCAGGTGGCAGGGGGAAGTCCGGCCTTCGCAAGACCGCTCGTTCTGCCAATTCGAGAGCATGGCTTACGGATATCGTGCCGGTCTGAAACTGTTGCAGAACTACTCGAAGCTTAACGGCTGCCATACTGTGCGTACCATTATCAGCCGATGGGCACCGCCGTGCGAGAATGACACAAGAAGTTACATCTCCACTGTATGCAAACTCTCCGGGTTGGATTCTGACCGACGGCTGAATGTGGATGATCGGCGGACGATGTGCAGCCTGGCGGCGGCAATGTCTCAGGTAGAAAATGGTGTTCCGGCTGTAATGGCGGATGTCATCGCAGGCTGGGAATTACTCTAAATGAAATTAAGCCATGACAACAGAATTGATAACGCAGATTCTCCAGTGGCTCATCCCCAGTGGTTTTATCGGTTCGTTCTGGGTATGGCTGAGACATAAGGAGAACCGGAAGGTGCTCGCTGCCAAAGAGCGCAGCGATGCCTACAAGGAGATGTATGATAATTTATCGGGAACTTTGATAGACCTGCAAAATGAGAATCTTAAACTTTACAAAGCGGTACGCGAACTTAACCGTACCATTCAGACTGCTTCTACCTGTAAGCATTATGCTGATTGCCCTATCCGTGGCGAGTTGCAAAAGTCCGGGACGATTGACACAGGACATGTGCAGTACAGACAGTCTGGAAAGCAGAAGAGAGTTCGCTCTCCTGCAAGAACCCGTACCGCCGAGTATGGCGAAGACGACGTTTCCGACAGCGATGCTGAACTCGATACCGATAGGTACGGGCTTCAGTAAGCGCAGCGGGCAGGCTACGGTAAACGTCAACCGGATATCGGAAGACTCTACGGAAGTAACCGCTACCTGCGACAGCCTGGCGCGGCAGGTCATAGTGCTGACGGAAGAACTTACAAGAATCCGCAATGAAACCAGGAAGGAGACTGAAGTACTTCCCCCGCAGGTGGTACGAGAGCCCACCGGCTGGCAATGGTTTCAGATATGGACAGGGCGGCTGGCCGTTGCCGCATTCCTTTTACTACTGATTAAACGGCAATTAAAAACGAATAAAATTTAGAATTATGGATAAATTAATCTATGGAATGTCCCGCGTGAAGTTCTGCGGCGAAGAAATCGGCTGGTTCGACGAACAAGGCCTGACACCGGCAGGAACTCCGGCTACCCAGGTGGATATCTATTCCGCCCAGGTGAAGGACGGGCCGGTGGGGACTATCACCAGCAACCCAGGCAAAAAGGCGTTCACGGGGAATCTGATTGATATGTCTGCCGATAACCTGGTAAAGGTAATCGGCGGAAAGAAGGACGAGAATGGCAACTGGGAGCCCCCTGAAAGTTGGGAGAAGACCGGAGTGATGGATATTGAATGCGACAGCGGGCATACAATCCGTCTGTATAATGCGAAGGTGACGGGCAACGATTATTCCGGCGGCGTAAACTCCCAGGGAGTCCTTGCCTTGGCACTGAACGTCGAGGTGATGAAAGATAAGGACGGCAAGCGCCAGAAAATATTTGCTCCGGGCATTGACCCGGAAACCGGCAATCCGGTAGTAGCTCCTGAAGGTTAACACGATGGCAGCGGATTTCAATTTGGAACGATTGGCGGCAAAGATATTGTATGACAAAGGCATTTCTTTGCCGCTCCGTCTTCTTGGTGGCAGGCATATACGCTGGGTGATGCGGGTGCCGACCTGGGAAAGCAAGGAACGCATGACGGGGATGTATCTGCGGATGGGTGTGAAACACGCCGATTTGAAGGAATACACCTTTGAGCAGAAGCTGGAGTTTATGCAGAAGCACACGAAGACGGTAAGCCGCATGGTGGCTTATGGCATTGTACGCGGATGGTTCCTTGGCTGGCTGTTGAATCGCCCGGTAGCTTGGATGCTGCGTTCTTGTATGCATCCGGCAGCACTGGAAGAAGCCTGGATGCTCATTATCAGCGTACAGAACACTGTCCCTTTCGAAAATATTATCAGATTGGCAGAGGTGACGAACCTGATGACACCCAATCTGAGCCAAAGAAAAAGAAAATAGAACGGGAGTTAAAGGGGTATATGGAACCCGCCCATAGCCCGTTCGGACTGATAGGACAGATAGCCCGGGATACCGGATGGAGTGTGAACTACATAAAGAGGGGAATAAACTACCCGATGCTTATGCTGATGTGGCAGGATTATCCGCGCCACGTGGACGGGCGCAAGAAAACGACCCTGGAGCTGTTCCGGGAGATGGAAGCGGAGGAAGACAAAAATTCTTCTGCGGTGAATAAGGGCGTTGACCCGTTGGCATTTTTTCAACAATTAGAAGAAGAGGAAGACTGATGAATCCGATAAGACTTGAAATATTCCTGGATGACAAGACGCTGGCCGGTATGCGGTCGGTGGAAGGGAACTTTGCCATGATGGAAAATGTCACCAAAGAGATTATCAATAATCTGAAATTGCAGTTGCAGGATTTGGAAAAACAGTACAAGGTATTGCAGCAACAAGGTTTGGCGGGTGACAAGGAGATGGCGGACATCCAGGCATTGCAAGATGCCATCGGTGGATTGAAGGACCGGCTGAAGGAATATGAAGCGGCAAAGAAGCAGGCAAATGAAACTCCCATCCTGGAGAATGACCCTGCACCGAAACTGAACAGTGTGAAAATGAGTATGCAGCAGATTGCCCGCGAACTTCCGTCACTGGCAATGGGCCCGCAAATGTTCTTCCTCGCCATCTCCAACAACATCCCGATGTTTACGGATGCAGTGGGCAATGCCCGGAAGGAATATGAACGGCTGACGGCTGCGGGACAGAAAGCAATGCCGGTTTGGAGGCAGTTGCTGAAATCTCTGATCTCCTGGCAGACTGCTATGGCAGCTGCCATCACACTGACCGTGGTTTATGGCAAAGAAATCGGTGAGTGGGTTAAAGGATTGTTTGGCGGGAAAACTGCTATGGATGAACTTCGGGAATCCATGAAAAAGACCTACGAGGTAGAGAAAGAAGCAAATGCCACACTGGTAAAGACCCGTTTTGAAATGGACCATATCATCAGGTCCATCAAGGACTTTAAGGGCAGTAAAGATGAAGAGCGCAGAAAAGTTACGGAACTGAATAAAACCTACGGCGAGGCGTTCGGCTATTATCAGACGTTAAGTGAATGGTATGATACGCTCATGCAGAAGAGTTCTGACTATATACAAGTCCTGGTTCTGGAACAGAAAGCAAGAAAATGGATAGACCAGGCAGCAGAAGAAGGGGATAAAGCCGATAAATTAAAATCTGAAGGCGTGGAAAAGAATCGCCCCTGGTTTGGAGCAGGTGGAAGGATACATAAGTTTTTTGGTGGCGGTACTACAAACCAGTTTGGCAGTGACCCTGCCGTTATTGCCTATAATAAGAAATTAAAAGAAATTGATGATGCCGAGGAAGAAGCCTTGAAGCGTGCCGAAGAGTTTCAGAATGAGGCAAAGCGCATCCGGGAAGGGGCAAATATCAGCACTGTCATCACAGGGTCTGTAGAAGAGTTGGAAAACAGTATCGCAGAGAGGCGGAAAGCTCTGAAGAAATTAACTAACAAGGCCGACTATGATGCTGCAATGAAGATTATAGATGAGGAGGAGAAAAAGCTGGAGGCTATTACGGGCAAAAAAGACAAAAGTTCTGGAAAAACTAATGCCGATTATCAGAACGAACTTGCCGATGCCCGCATTCGTGTCCAGCAAAAGATAGAAGCCACGCGCATCGCCATCATGCAGGAAGGCTATGAGAAGCGGAAGGCACTTGCCAACAAAGAATATAAGGATAATCTTGCCGCCATTGACAAGGAGGAACGTGATACCCTTGACAAAATGGAGAAATCGAAGAAGGCAGGCAAGAAGATTACTCCTGAAGAAGTGCAGCAGGTGAAAGACAATGCTACATCCCTAAGGAATCTGGCAATGGTACAATATCTGAAAAACGCCTATGATATTGAGAAAGAGTGGCGTGATAAGAACCAGCAGGCATGGATTGACTATAATAAAGAATATGGGACGTATCAGGAAAAACGCCTTGCCATTGCGCAGGACTATGCGTTAAAGATAGGCAAAGCGGAAACTGAGGGTGAAAAAGCCTCATTGAAAAAGAAACGTAATAGCGACTTAAAAGAACTGGATTTCGGGGAATTCAAAAATTCCATCAACTTAGCCGATGTCTTCGGCAACCTGGATGAGCAGAGTACTGATGCACTCGTTGCTCTACGTGATAAGTTGAAAAAGTATATCAACAATGCTGCCAAAACTTTGAAGCCTTCGGACTTGAAAGAGTTACAAGATGCCGTCACCAATATAGACCTGAAACTGAAAGAACGTAATCCGTTCAAGGAATTAAAGTCTTCGCTGAAAGACTATCAACAGGCACAAGATGCCGTCGAAAAAGCGCAGGAAGAACTGAATGTTGTACTGAAAGGTGGTGAAATCATTACCGGAGTTTATCAGGACACCACAGGTAAACTGGTGAAGAAACTTTTGACTCAGGAGCAAGCGGAAAAGAATCTGAATGAAGCCCAACAGAAAAGGTGGAAAAACCAAACGAAGCTGGCACAGTCCTTATTCTCGGCAGCCGATGAAATGGCGGCTTATGGGCAAGCTGCTGATGATGTGGTGAATATGCTGGAAGGATTCGGGGTATCGGTAGATGAGAATGTAAAGCGTGCCCTGGAAGGATTCAATGCAATGTCCGACGGTATCAGGCAGTTTGCACAGTCATTGATGAGCGGTGATATTGCAGGTATGATTAGCGGCGTGGTGAATACGGTGGGCGGTTTCATTAATACAATTGGAAGTGTTTTTGGTGCAGATTGGGGTGGCGAGCGCTCCGAAAGACGTTACCAGCAGGCAAAGGAAAAGTACGAAAGCTATATAGAGGTGCTTGATAAGGTCATTTCCAAGCAGAAAGAGTTGGTGGCTTCTATGGAAGCGGATGACTTTGCCAACGCGGACAACTCCTATGAAAAAGCCCGCGAGCTACTGAAAAAGCAACAGGAGTATGCCCGCGAAATGGGTAAGGCTTATCTGAATGCAGGTGCCAGCAAGGGATTCTTGGGTATGGGGTCAAGCGCTTCGCATGGCGTCGACCAGCGGAAGGATATTTCCGCATCCGCCTGGGAGCAAGCTAAGAAGGCATTGGGCAGCGATTTCGACAAGTATGACATCGGTAGCGGACGCATGACAGGCTTGTTCGACCTCACCTATGAGCAGCTGGTGAAACTCCGCGATGAAGCCACCGGCTTCTGGAGCGAGTTGCATGAGGACACGCAAACATACCTGGAGCAAATCATAGAAAGCGAAGAAGCCTGGCAGGAAGTACAGAATACCCGCAAGGAGGCATTGACGAAAACAGACTTCGATAGTTTCTATAACGGCTTCATCTCCATGCTTTCGGACATGGATGCCACCTCGGAGGACTTTGCCGACAGCTTCGAGAAATACTTGCAAAATGCCATTTTCTCCGCATTGGTGGCTACGCAGTATAAAGACAAAATACAGAAACTGTATGATTCATGGGCAAACCTGGCAGGCGAAGACGGCTTGTCTTCCGTTGACGCGGAAAAACTTCGCGGCGATTATCAGGATATCGTAAACGAAATGCTGAAAGAAAGAGAGCAGCTGATGAAGGATTTCGGTTGGACATCTTCAGCGGATGCAAGCAGCCAATCCGGGCGTAGCGGTGCATTTACCACCCTGACCCAGGAACAGGGCACGAAACTGGAAGGGTTGTTCACTTCCGTGCAGGACCATCTGAGCGGTATGCATCAGCTTCTTGATGACCTGATACAAGGGCGGATAGCCGACCGTGAGATTTTCATGCAAATAGCGGAGAATACGGCGTATTGCCGCCTGCTGGAGGATATACTTGACATTTTAGAACGGCAGGACCGGGATGGAATGAAACTTAAGGACTGACGATATGAAGGATTTAACCGGATATATGATATTGAATGACAAGGATGCCTGGACGGAGTATTCCGCATTCCTCTACGAAGACAAGCAGGAGGATAACTTCAACTTTGGCGAACTGCAGAAGCCGCTCGAAATGAAGGAATACACTACTGTGGACTTCCGGGAGCGTAACGGTGAGGAACTGCCGGATGAACTTCCGGCACCTTGCTATAAGGCAAGGGATGTGACACTGTACATAGGCATTTATGCCGGTTCACAGTCGGAATGTGCCACCCGTCGTACAGCACTGATGGAAGCTTTGCGCACAGGCTGGGTAAATCTGAAGGTGAAAGAATTGCCGTCTACCTACAAGTTTTATTATAAGGGATACAGCGATACCAAAATGCAGGTAGATGCCATCAATGGCAACGTCGTGGCATCTTGGAAAGTGAAATTCCGGGAACCGAAGCCGAGTCTTTAAATACTGATTAAATACTGTTTGAATGGAACTGAAAATATATAACCAATCCGGAGAACTGAAACTGACTGTTTCGACCTCTTCCTCTTCAACCTGGAACAACGAGTTGATGACAGAGAATGCCATATCTGCATCGTTCACTCATCCGTTCTATGTTCCGCTGGACGTGAACGATTATGTGGTGCTGGAAAAACTCAAATTCAGCATCAAGAAAGAGTATAAGCCGAAGCAGAAGAATGAGCAGACTTATAGCTATTCCGTGAAATTCTACGCGCCGATACATGATGCTGAGCAAGTGATGTACCTGAATCTGACGGACGGGCAGTATAACCCGCAGTTCAGCCTTGACGGAAGCCCTCGCGAGCACATGCAGAAGTGGGTGGATAACATGAACCGCATTTACGGCTCGCCGGTGTGGAGCATCGGCGATGTGGTGGTTGCCGACAACCAGACCATCGAATATAACAACGTCACTTGCTGGGATGCCATAATGTCGATTGCCGAAGCCTTCAAGACGGAGTGCTGGGCGGACGGGTTTACAATCAACCTATCGCGTTGTGAATGTGGGGAACGGGTATCACTTGGATATATGCAGGGACTTACATCCTTGACGCAAACCGAAAACAGCGATGATGTGAAGTTCTTTACCCGGCTTATTCCGTTGGGATCCACAAAAAACATCGACCGCAGCCGCTACGGTTTTACCCGCTTGCAACTGCCTGACAAGTCCACTTATGTAGACCGGAACACCCAGTACGGGCTATATGAATATGTGGAAGAGGCGGCTTTCGCTGAAATCTTTCCGCATTATACCGGCACTATCACCGAGGTCCGCTCCGAAGAGCAAACCGGAGAGGACGGGAAGCCTTTCACCGTCTACTACTTCAAGGATAGCGGCATGGACTTCGACCCTTGTGCCAACGATATCGCCGGGTTAGTGAAGCATGTCTCTTTCCAGACGGGCGACCTTGCCGGACGCGACTTCGAGGCGAATTACAAGACAGAGACCGGCGAGTGGGAAATCATCAATACCTACCCGGACGACGAGACACAGATACCGGGCGGGCACCTGGTACCTGCCATTGGTAACAAGTATATACCCTGGAACTTCCGCATGCCTGAAGAGTATGAGATACAGGCGGAAAAGGATTACAAGGCCGCGGTGGATGATTATCTGGCGCAGTACAGCGATGACGTGAGCAAGTACGGTGGTGATACGGATTATATCTACATCGACCGGCAGTCCGTGCCTCTGCTGCCTGGACAGCGCGTACGGTTGCTGAGCGATAAGTATTTCTCTGCGGGTGGCGGTTATCGGGACACGCGCATGACGAAAGTAGTGCGGAAGCTGGACAATTTGAGTATCGCGACAATTGAGTGTACCGACCAGGTGGGAAAGGGATGGAAATCGCAGGTAGACAGTAGCATCACCCAACTACAGTATGTCGTAAACAAGCAACTGGAACAAACCATTCTTGAGGTACTGAAAACCTGGGACATCAAGGAACCAAGTAACTACAATGTATTTTCTGCATTACGCTCGCGGGCTGAATTCCTGAGCAAGAAGTATCCGGATGAAACCAGATATCTGATGAAGTTCCTCGCCGGTCTTGAGTGCGGTGAGTTCGAGCAGGGCAGTACGGGTGTAGGCATCTATCAGGATAAAGACGGAAACTGGCACATCGAAACGGACTATTTGGATGTGCGAATGAAGTTCACGGCAAAAGAGGTTGAGATACAGAAAGTATTCCACATTGGTGGCGCTCAGGTCAAAACATCCGCGGCCATGAAGTGCATCAGGGTAGAAGAACTGGAAGATGTCTACCGATGCTATATGAACACAACCGACGAGGACGGGCAGGTAATATACAACCAGTTCAAAGTCAATGACCAGGCGTATGTTCAGACTTTCAATTTGGAGAAACAGGCTGACGGAACCGTTGGGAATCATTTCTTTTGGCGGCTTGTCACTGCTGTTGGTGATGACTACATAGACCTTTCTAAAGCTGTTGCAGCGCTTGCCTCTGATGCTCCGAAAGCTTTTGATGACATTGTGCAGTTGGGTTATCGAGGTATCGATGATGCAAGCCGTCAGGTAGCGGTGATTGATGCCGGTGCCGGCGAGGGTGCACCGTATTATCGCCAATATGTCGGTATCAATTCCTTCCATCTTCCAGAGCCGGAAACGCAGTTGAAGCCTGGTGACAACAAACTGAGCGGTGTACTGCATATAGAGAAAGGCAGTACTGGTGCAGCCAATCTGTCCGACCTTCCTGACTTCATCCAGAAAGCGCAGCAGATGGGTACGGTGAATCTGCTTCGCAACAGTGGATTTACAGGTGATTACGAAAGTGAAGAACTATCTCCCGATACGGAACTGACTGCCGATTCCGAGCTGTACAGCAAGGCATTGGAGTTCTGGACGGGCATTGCCACGGTACAGGAAGATGCCGCTGCCGTTTCCAGCCGTTCGGCTGTATTGGGCAGCCTATCACAAACCGTATCACTCATAAATGAAGAGGTTTATGTTATCAGTTATAAAGCAAAGGGCGACTCGGTTGCTGTGTCGTGTGGTGATTTCAGCGTGGTTCAGCCTCTCACGGCAGATTATCAGAGATACAAGCACAGCTTCACCTTCTCAGGTGCAGGTGTATTCATGTTATCAGGCACCACAACCATTTGTGACGTTCAGTTAGAGAGAGGTACTATTGCCACGGATTGGAAGCCGTCACCTCTTGACAATGACAAGAGCATGGCTGAATTCCAGTCGCTCAGTTACATCTATGACGTACTGAAGAATGGTTCCGTTGACTTTATCGGCGGTCTTATCCTCGCCAACATGATCCAGCTTGGCAATTACAAGGATGGCAAGATGCAGAGGGTAACGGCTGGCATAAGTGGTATCTATAACGATGATGATGATGTATGTATATGGGGTGGCGGAACTTTTGAACAGGCTATCCGTACTGTGATGATGTTCAAGAATAATCCGAGCTACCAGCCTACGAAGGAAGAACTTGCATCCATGGCTAATGTGGTCATCACACACGGGGGACGCGCAATTTTGAATGATGCCATTTTCCGGGGGATTGTTTATGCGGCTGGTGGAAAATTCATGGGCGAGGTTGAGCAGGCAAACGGATTCAACAAGATGAATGAGGATGGCAGTGTGAGCTTCGCAGGTGGGAAGATACGCTGGGGAAATGACGGAAACCCTATAATAGAAGGAAAAGTAACCACATCCGTTAATGGGACTCGTATAGATATTGACCCAGAAGACAACTCTATCAAAATGTATAATCAGGATAATTTAGAAGTCGGGAAAATAAATTTCCTTGAGGAAGAATGGGGCGGAACAACAAATTATTATCCCAAACTGACACTGTCCCGATATTCAGGCAAAGAGATGATTGGTAGAATGGATATAACAGCTACCGCACTTATGGGCTATTCTTCCCAAAACAGTAACATCTACGATTATACACTCGGCCCGCTTGGATTGGTTTTCTCGAAAAATGGAGTGATAACAAAAACATATTCAAATGAATAAATAGCTTATGGACTTAAATACAATCAAGAATACCGGCAACTGGGGAAGTTCATCTTCCCGCCTGAATGAGAACTTCTCGAAGGTTGGCCTTGAAGTTGACAAGCTAAAATACGCGGCTTATAACAGCAAGCTATACCCGTCTGCCGCTGCACTGCGCAGCGCCATTCCTTCTCCGAAGGTGGGTGACTGGGCTATTGTTGGAGATACTATCCCCGGTGAAATCTACCAATGTACTACTGATGGTGTCTGGACAGCTACCGGCAAGACAGGTGGTGGCTACGGGATGGAGGTCACAGAGAAGCATGTCACTGAACAGTATTTAACCGAGGTACACAATGAGTATACGGGTGATATAGTCAATAACCCCGATGATGAGGACCTTGTTGCCGTCGAAAAGGCCGAAGGTGCGAACGTGTTGAAACTCGCTGATAAGGTGTATAATCCAACGACATTCAGTGGAATCGGCCGAATATACCTTCGCAAAAACATGAAGGGCGGGAAGAACGTGCTTGACAATACGGTCATTCCGCCGATCAAGGAAAATACAAAGTTCATTATCCAGTATGACTACGACCTCAACGGGGCAACTCTCACAATCCCCGAAGGGTGTATCCTGGACTTCCAGGGGGGCAGCATCAGCAACGGTACTCTTGTTGGTAATAATACCAAGATAGCAGCGGGGCTACTCCGCGCTTTCGGAACCTCTGTGACTTTTTCTGGAACTTGGGACATTGATTCCGTCCATCCTGAATGGTTTGGCTTGAAGCTAAACGACGCATCTTATGACAACCACGATGCTCTGTTTGCATCACTCAGGCTTTCTTTTAAAGCATCGAGGACTAAAATAGTACTGCCTGCCGGTGTGATATATACAACACCTTTAATTCTTCAAGAATTCGGTATCCACGAAATAGGAGATGACGGATATTGGAGCAAAGAGGGTGGCTTCTACATACAGGGTTCTACCGGCACAGCTCATCATGTATTCGGCGCTCCGCAATGGGGTACTACTCTAAAAGCACTTCCCTCAAGTAACAATTATTGCCTGCTCCAATTGTGCTCCGAGAAGAATATGAAGTCATCCATTTGGGATACCTGGAGCTGCTCCAATTGCGTCATTGAGAATGTATCGCTGCATTGTGACAAGAAGTGCCTTCATGGAATTAATGGAAATCTGAACATATACCTATCAAAGGTCAGTGTTACGTCTGCCATAAGTGACGGCATAGTGATGGAAGACTATAGTTATCCTTTCGTTCTGAGGGATTGTTACAGTGTTAGCAACGGTGGTAACGGGCTTTTTATAAAAGGTCCTATGAGTACGGTCGTACTTGTTGAGAACTGCGAATTTGCTAAAAATGAGGGTTACGGAATGTACATCGAGGGATGTGCGTTTTGCAACTTCAACAATGTTTTGGTTCAGGGAAATAAGCGTGGAGGCGTCAAAATAATTAAGGATATGGTTAAATATGCTTCGCGCCCGGGTTCCTATTTCCTTCAGAACTTGACATTCTACAACCTTTATTGTGAAGCCAATGGAACACTCTCCACTTCTGACTCTAACTACGAAGGCAATTATAATTTATATGTTACAGCCAATCCCATTAGTGAGTTGTCTTACAACAAACCTAACTCGATAACGGTCAACGGTGGCATGATTGGTAGTATACAGATAAGCAATGTGTACGGATTCACTCTTGACAACGGTTGTAATTTTAGCCGAATCAACGTTGATAAGGTTGGGCTTAGGTGTGTGGGCGTAATCAATAAGGATACTGGTAACTATGTCGGTTCATCGAGTATTACCAAAGACTTGATGCCGTCTTACTATACTAATTACAACGGTAATAACCGGGTACCATTCCTGGTACAAAGAGGCGGATTTACGCAGGAAAGGGGGCGTACTCACAAGTATTTGTTCAAGTACGAAAACATATCTGCGGGGCAATCCAAGTACATGAAAACAGACCTGGCATCTAATGATGGTTATCAGTTTTTCCTCCTTCCGGCGAAAGGCTCCATTAAGTCGATATCACTCTATAAGAGGTTTTGGAAAGGTGCTGTCGGGACAACTCTCCAAAGCACATTTTCCGGCACGATTACCGCAGAGATTTATGTTTCGACGATCTATTCCGGTACTATCGGAGGCACTCCGATAGCTTCAGTCGTCCTTAATCATACCACAATTAACTATGTGCAGACTTTGTTTAAATTCCTTGAGAAAGAATTTTCTACTGATGCGACCTATAAAGGGATGTATCTTGCCGTGCGACTGGTGGCTTCCAGTGACTGGAATACCGGGCAGATTATGACTGATGGCACCAAAGATTCGCTGATTTATTGCATTGTAGAGGTGGAAGAAGCACAGACTGTTGATGCGGGTGTATAAATTCTGAAAGTATGGGATGTATTAATGTACACACAGCAAGAATAGGCGAAGGCTTGAAAGTGTCAGCCCAGCGTGTTGGAAACGGCTTGGAAGTCTCCTGCGGGCTTGTATGTTCTTTGGGGAGTAGTGTGCAAATCCTGTGGTCTGACCAATACCTGTCATGGTTAAACTCCGATACAGGAGTTGTTAAGTATAACTATCTTACTGCAATGGCCGACTGGTCGCTGGCAGAAGTAGAAATAGAAGAATTATTGTAGAATTTAATAAAGAGAAATTATGGCTTCATTAAAAATTGGAAAGTTTGAGATTAGTCCCCAAAGCGGAAGTGCCGGGACGGTGGCAATCGGACACAAGTTGACCGAAAAACACACTGGTAGAAACAAGTATCAGAAGCTTGTACGTGCAAGTATTACTGCAGCGGGCGCAAGTTCTAATTCTATCGAAAAGTTGGAGGTGGATGGTATGGCTCCGTATCTGCAATTGAATACATCGCAGACGGAAATTGCGTACAGCGTGACAACAGCTACTATCAATGGCAAGAGTAACTCAGAGAAATTCCGTGTAACTTCTTCAGGCAAAGAAATTACGCTGGTGACTAATACCGGCTATTCGGTATCTGAAAACATCGGCACCTTCTCTTCCGGTTTCGGTGATCAGGCGGAAGGTGATATCGCGATCAAGTTGCAGTTCCTCGCTAATAATACAAGTGGAGCCGTAACTATACCCGTACAAGTGGAGTATTGGGACGGTACAGCTTGGCAAGTGGGCGGCTCACACAACATCATCCAGTCATCTTCAGATGCGGATGTGTCATTCACGGTAACACCGTCCACGTTAACCGATTTTGCAAAGGAAGGAGGTGCTCAGACTGTATCCATTGACTCCAATATTGCCTACTCTGTTGAAGTGCAAGGTGATATTGAGGTGTCTTGGATTCATTTGTCGAGAGAATCAGGTACTGCGTCAACTGAAGACCTGACTATCACTGTGGATGCACAGGCTGTTGGTTCGTCTGCCCGTGAAGCATCCATCAAGTTCAAATCGAATATAACGGGCAGTGTAATCGGTACGTTGGCTGTCAAGCAAGTAGCCGGGGAAGCTTACTCTATTTCTTGGGAGAGTGACACACTGTCATTTACCAATGACGATCTAAATACTATCAAGAGTAATAATCTGACGGCGAATGCCGATTGGTATATTGAGGAGGTTATCTGATGAATCTTGACTGGTTAGCTCTTACTCCGCAATCTGGAGGTGCGGGCATAAATCAGCCCATCGGCTTCCAGTTGATTAAGAAAAATGATGGTTTTGATGACAAGACCATCAAAGTTCGTGCGGTTTGCGGCGACAAGGCGGCAATCAAGACTATCACCTTGAAGGGAAAGACCTATCCGGTGGGTACGGTGTTCAACTTCGATTACACTGGTTCGGTTCAGCAAGTCACACTCCCACCGGGTAGGTATCAACTTCAATGCTGGGGTGCGCAAGGCGGTAGTGTCAGTGGTAGCTATACGGCTACCGGCTCTAAGGGAGGGTACTCTGAAGGAACCATCAAGTTGACTAAAACAACAACGTTGTATATCTTCGTCGGCGGTAAGGGGACTGATTCTTCAACAGGTAGTACGAGTGGGACAGTCAATGGAGGCTGGAATGGCGGTGGCGGTTCTGTTCGATATTCATCTTATAGCAGTGGAGATACGGATGGACGTTCATACCCTCGTCCTGGTGGTGGTGCTACGGACATTGCACTGCTATCTTCGGATATGTCGTATTCGTCATACCGTAATAACCGTTCACAAGCATCGTTGTTATCGAGGTTTATCGTAGCTGGTGGAGGCGCAGGCGCGAGTGCAAGATATACCTATACAAGTTCGACTAATAAGGTTGAGACCTCTGTTGGCGGATTTAGTAGCTATATTTCAAGAACTTATGTGGCTTCTGGTAATTATACGGATTTTAATTTCGGAAGCCCAGCCTTAACAAGCGGCGAAACATATGTTTTAAGGGGTGCCGCCAGTACGCCTACTGCCGGTATCATAGCCTTTTACGGTAGTTCTTATGCCTTCGTTAATCCTACTACTGAATTTGTCGCAAAATCTGGGTTCACATCCTGGTCTGTACGATTTAGCGGAAACGTAACGACGCAACCAGCTTTATATTTTACCTTGTATAAAGTAAAAACAGAAACTTCTACGTCCGCCACTTCCGGTGAATCCAATGGTTCCCAACAGGGCGGAGGTACATCCGGTCGCGGCACAAGCCCTGGCACCCAGAACGGTGGCGGTGGTGAGTTTGGGAAAGGTGCAAATCAAACCACAACAAATTATCGGTACGATTCAGGTGCCGGTGGTGGTGGATGGTACGGTGGTGGCTCTTCATATTCTGACAGTAGCACCAGCTATATTAATTCTTCCGGTGGTGGCAGTGGGTTTGTCAACACGCCCGCCAATGCGTCTTACCGACCTTCTGGATATACTGGGTTAGAGTTGGAGAGCGGTTCTACTAAGGATGGCGCCACATCGTTTCCATCAACGTCAGGAGGCACGGAAACCGGGCATAGCGGTAACGGATATTGTAAAATAACTGTTTTATAGAATGGATATGAAATTTACAACGGAACATGTAGCTGAAATCTCCGTGGCGGTATTCTCGATGGGAGTTGTCATAGGAATGGTGATAATGAAAATAATATTGAAGTTATGAGCAGTATAATTGGTACAGAATTTAAGATAAATGTCCATGTGGAGCCAATAGGAGGCTACCACATGGATGACTACGACTTCTCCTGCCGATTTTATGTATATAGCAATCGAGTCATAAGATTGGAGAAAAAGGATATGATACGTATAGACGCAGATAATTATGTGGCTTGCGTTGACTCACAAAAGTTGGGCAACGGTAGACTGTATTGTGAGGTAACAGCTAATATCCCAGATTGCGATTTTCCTGACGGGCTGCGGCAAGAAGTGGAAAAAGTATACACTGGTATAGAGATAACACGATAATCTTATAAATGAGGGAAATAAAAAGCCCTCGACCTGTTAGTAGGATACCACTCACGTACTAACACAAATGCGCTATCACGCAAAGCCGAGGGCTTAATGCCTTCTGCTGCATGATAGCGCATTGTCGTACATGAGTGGTAGTGCAAAAGTAGTAATATTAAATATATTAGTAAAATGAAAACACCTATTTCTTATTATGGGGGCAAACAAACAATGTTGAAGCATATAATGCCTTTGATTCCTGAGCATAAATTATATACCGAAGCATTTTGTGGAGGTGCTGCTGTCTTGTTTGCGAAACATCCGGTAGAAGCTGAAATTATTAATGATCTGAATGGTAACTTATGCAATTTCTACTGGATGGCAAAAGTCTATTATCCTGAACTTAAAATTGAAATTGAAAAAACATTGCATAGCCGGGATATGCATGCCCATGCTGTCCATATACTGAATTATCACCAATTTTTCACTCCGGCACAGCGGGCATGGGCAGTATGGGCTTTATCTAAAATGTCCTTTGCCTCTATGTTGGATGGTTCATTCGGCTACGATTTTAATGGTGGTATGCCCAAGAAGGTGAAGAATGCAAAAGATGAATTTACGGAGCAATTATGCAGGCGCTTAGAAAATGTGACGATAGAGAATCGAGATGCCTTGGAAGTCATATCCTGTTATGACAGTCCCACAGTTTTTCATTTTGTAGACCCTCCATACGTCAATAGTGATTGTGGGCACTACGAAGGGAGTTTCAATGAGCATAACATGGAAGACCTGTTGAAGTTGCTGGAAACGGTCAAAGGTAAATTCATGCTTACTATGTTTCCGCTTCTTATGATTGAGGCTTATGCAGAAAAGAATGGCTGGACAATTCATCGAATAGAGAGAACTATTAGCGCTTCAAAAACAAATCGTCGCAAACAGGAGGAGCGGATGGTCTGTAATTATGTATCTCCGCATGGACGTCAAACATCATTCTTTTAGGTATATAAGTCTGCTAAGATTTATACAAAGATAGAAATTCCGTATGATTTGAGGAACTTTTAAAAGCTCTTTAAATAGTGTTCGAGAGGTGGTGAAAAATAAATGAAAACTCGCAAATCGTTTTGTGCTAATGAATGTAAAACACTCACAATTTGATTTGGAAAAGCATTACATAACGTTTTGCGGCTTATAAAAGTATAGAAGAATCAGAAGGGCTTATCCCAAGCCCTTCTAATACTTTCTTTTAGGCACGGATTACACAGATTACACGGATTGTTTACTAATTCAAACCGTGTAATCCGCGTAATCCGTGCCTAAATCATATTATTAAG